CAATAGAAGTGAGGACTCTATCAAAAGAATCCTCACTTGCTGTCCCAAGGTAGCGACGCAGTTTACCAAGATAGATATTATAAATATAAAAAGAATCAAACGTAATTAAACCATAATCATACTTACTTCTTAAAATATAGCTTGACAATCTAAATGCATCATTCAGTATCTTTTCTATCAGTACTGTTTCCACCGACTTCTATATACTCCTTCAGCACTTCTGCCATACCAAATTTATTACACATACTTTCCAAAAACCCTTTAAATAAATCCAACGTATTTGGGTTAAAAGGATATTCTTTGCCGTCTAAAACAGATACTGGTTCTATATCACAACCTAAATCGTTATACATCACCAAAGTAAGTGCGCTAATTACTGCGCCCGTGTCCGGTAGGCTCTTGGTCTCCTGTTCCTGTTCCATCATCAGGGTCGCTTTTGGTATCTTTTGGTTTTCCATCTTCTTTTCCTTTCGTAACATCGGGCAATAACCCCTGTTTCTGCAATTCTTTTTGTTCTTTACTTATTAAAAATTTCTCTTGGTCTGCATTTAATCCTGCTTTTGCCATTAATGTAGCATTAGAAGCAATACCAATTTCTTTATAAAGTTTGAGTATCTTAGCCGTATTCAACGGGTCGTCCATATACATATCGGGAAAAATAATCTCAATAGGTACGTTTTCAGGTTCTACTTTTAAATTAATTCCACTTTCAATTATCTCATATGCTTTCTTAATTAAATTAGAATCAATCTTAGCCTCTTTAGATTCCAATAGATTAATAGAATCTTTTATATACATCTCTTTCAAAGTTTCCATTTCATTCAAGATAACATCGTAAATACCTGCGATACCTCTTGAAGTTTCATCTTTCTTGAAATCCTCAATAAAATTCTCGGTAACAACTTTAATCGTTTTAAGCATTTTTCTTGAATCTATTTCTTCATCCTGATAGGCTTCCAGCATATTCCTGAATACTTCCCTTAAATATTCAGTCACATATCTGCGAATACTAACAGTAGATGGAATTTTATCTTTAGGACTTGAGGCGTTCCTAGCTGAACGAATAATTAATCTAAACATAGGCTTCAAAAACGACTCAGACAGCAAATCCTGAAAATCAAGAATAGCCATTGTCATCGGATTCTCAGATTTCTTCAAACTACTATAATTACTTTCTGTAGCCCTTTGAGTTAAAACATGCAAAGGTAAACTTGCTCCCGCACATATTTGATATTGCAAAAATAAACCATCCTCTTTAGAATCATTTGCATTTATCTTTGCATTAGTTGGAATCCATTTTCTATCGGGTGTGCTTATTTTAGTTGTCCCACCTGCTGGTGCTGGTTTGTATCTTTCCCATACTTCTGATTTTCTTGAGGATATCTCAAGTATCCAACACACCCGACCAACCTCGTGATTAATAATAGCTCTATCAGTCAGCCACTGTTTATACCATTCGCCCCATTTCATTACTCTTTCAAGAAATACTCTACTACGTACTTCCCTATTCTTCATCAATTTAACAAACTGTACTAACTTGTCGTCCTTCTGCCAGCCTTCTTTACCATCAAATTCTGATGTATGCCCATCTAATTCATCTATTTTCTGAATAAAATAATTTATATCGGCATAATACCTGCGTTTTCTATCTTTATCCGGTATTTTGTTATCCATCATTTCATCATCAAAAAATTCCCTGCAATAAGACAATGGTACACTTTTATCATTTGGATTGGTTTCTATTGTTACTACTTCTAATGGCTGTATTTCCCTAATCTTAACTTTGCCTGTTTTCTTTGAAATAAAGTATAACGGGAAATATTCACTTTCAGTCACCAATAACCACGCCAATCGCTTTAAATACATATCCATAGAATTGTCACGCCAAAATTCTTCCAGCAGTGCTTGTATCTTTGGCTCATCGCATCTAAATTTAACACCTCTACCTAAAGCAAATCGCTGATATACATCCGGTATTGCCCCAATTAATGGGTCTTCATGCACCCTATTATAAGAAATAGTTTGAGCATACCTGCGCTCTTCATCAGATTGCTTTCTTTCCAATGGCATATTATATGCCGTAAAAAACCCTCTTGCACGCCCATACTTAACCGCCTCTGTTACACTCTTTTCAGGGTCAAATTCCTTTGCATTTTTACCACCCCAATTAGAATACATAGATTTATAAAACAAATCATCCTGAGATGCCAATGCTTGTGGATTTAAGGATTCAACGGTATTACGTAATTCCTCTAAATCATACTTAAATTCCTTTTCAACATTTGCAACCGCAGCAGCTGAAGATTCACGTACTTTTTTTTCTATATCTTCCTTCAAATTCTTATTCAACCTCATTGAAGGTAAATAATCCCTTATTTTAAATTTTTTCTTCAAAACATATCACCGCCTTCAGAGTAAAAAATATTATCATCATAATCTGCCCCTACAAAACTCGTATCAAAATCATCTGCTTGCTCTCTTTCAAAAGTTTTGTAGAAAGATGCATATCTCTTATCTCTTTCTGTTACTATGTCCTCTTCTAATAATAACACATCAGATTCATTATTGGTAGCATTAAATATACTGCCTGCCATTGATTCTAATAAATCCAAGGATAATGAAGAAGATTGACAATCTATTGTTACCTTAGAACCCTTAATCCTTTTTTCAGCATGCTTGGCTTCTTCTACAAAATCTTCATTATAGGGAAATATAACCCTTTTATCCGTTAAAGCATTTTTAAGTGATTGCCATGCTGCCATATAATTTCCACCAGTAGATACACGCCTAGTTCTTGAGGGCTTTTTATAATCTACTATCACATATGCCGTTGTCCTATCCAAAGAAAGCCTGTCAATTGCATACCCCTCTGCAATCAGAATTTGCAAACTTTCGTGGCTGGCAAAACGATCAAAGGTAGCCAGCCTAATTTTAAAGCCTCTTCTCGAAAGTTCATTTATAATTAACTCCCTAACATCTGCAATATATAGTTCTTCGCCTCCGCCTTCTGGCTTAATCTTACCAATAAAATCAAATTTTATAATTGGAAGTTCCTGCTCAGTTTCTATATTGACATCTTCCCTTACAGGCACTTTCTTCCAGCCCGAAACATGCGTCATAGACACGCCCATAGCATCGTGCTTCAATCCTAAATCAACATGCATATATCTTGGTATATTATCAGTACAAATAAAATCATCGTCAAATTGCAGTATTTTAGAATCAAATGGATTATTGAGTTCTTTACTCATGCAAGCTTCCACAGAAGACCAATTTAAAAAAGGTGATATAGACCCAATAGGTATTGATAGAATATTACGAGAAGACTCATAAGGGTCTACCGTAAAATCATACTTGTACTCTATGGGAATCTTAATTATCGGTATATGTCAACACCTCTTAGTTATCATAAGTTTCTGGTTCAAAATTATCACTTGAATAATCATCAAAATGTGAAAACACCATAATTTCTGCTGTTTTCTTTGAAAAGCCATTTTTTCTCAATGCTTTATAATACATACCCCGTATCTTAGCCATATTAATTAAAAAATCAGGATTATCTAAATAAATCCTTGCAACTGAATTAGACCAATCCATTGATTCTTTTAAATCTTTAAGTTCGTCTTCATTTGTTATTTCATTCACTAATTCATCACACCGTTCCATTGCATCTTTTTCCAATTTTCTTTTCATACATCTCCTACTTGGCGTATTCCCACCTAATCTCTAATTTATCCGAATCAGGTCGGTCTGTTTTCAATACACCTTGTCTTTTTAATCGTCTTAGTACTTTTCTAGTATTAAGATTATAGCCCAACTCTTCTACTTTTTGTTTTATTTGAGAACTTGTAGCAATACCATTAAGTAACTTTATAACACCCAACATACAAATATCTTCTTTATCTGATTTGTTCATCAATAGCCCCCTCTGGTAAACCGTATTCTACATTTTGTTCGTCAATCATTTTCTTTTTAAATGCTCTCTGCATTAACTTAAAATCTCTTTGTAAATCATTCAAAGTATCCCCTAATGGGTATACAGGGTCTTCTGAAATAGATGCTATCCCTCCCAAAGCATCATAATCCACTTCTTTAATTACAAAAAATTCCTTACCACTCTCTTTGCTTACTCCCTTTACAATTCGATAATTCCAATGCATATTAGCCCCTTAATTCAATGACAAATTCCCATTCTCTAAATTCAACAACAATTTATCGTTTGGGTCTTCATCTGTGTTTCCAAAAATAATGTCTTCTATCGGAACATCGACGTAATACTCGTCTAATGCCCGTATTTGCCTTTCATCTTTAACAACCTGATACTTATTCGTATCAAAATAAAAATGGTCTTTACCAACTGCCTTATCGGGGTCTACCTTCCAAGGCAATAGCACTTTATAAAATACACCTTTATTATTTATTTTGTGGTATGCCTCTCTAATCCTCGACACTAAATAATCCTCATCATAATTAACCGAAGATATTAAAATCCCTAATCCGTCGTCATAACCGTCTTTACGGAATCGTGATTTCCTACGCCCTTCGGCTGACATATAAGCTGCTGCTGCTTGGTCATAAGTTTCCGAACCCGACCCTTTAGTACGACTACTACCGTCTATAATCTCTAAAAACGAAATCTCATCCATTACGAAACTAAAAATAGAATATCCAGCATTTGCTGCCTCAGTTGCCGTATTGGGAAAGATAATGGTATTGTTTCCGGGGATATCTATCATACTCTTAATTCTAGGATTAATGGGAAAATAATCTTTATTAAAACCCGATAAGAAAGGTGGTATCATCTCTGAAAAGGTAATTAATTTTGATTTCTCAACTGTCTTGGATAAAGCAATAAATGCTACCTTGGAAGTTGGCTTTAATTTGTAGTACTCCTGCGGGCATGCTCTTTTAGAACGGGCAGCATATTTACAACTAAACCTAAACCATTCCAGCCAAATAAGAGTACCGCCTATTCCCGCTGTTTTACCACTATTCTTACATAGAAAATCATTGTAAGACAGAAATGTATGACTCTCATTGTCTATTGTGATATCATAGGTATCCATAACACCTAAACTTACATAATTAATAACTCTAAAATATTCAGAATTTATTTGTATAAACTCAATTGTAGAATCAGAATTTTTAAGGTGGTTTATTATCTCATCAATTGTCAATTCTTTAATTTCAGAAATAAATATTTGATGCTTATCATCAATTGAAAATCTTTTCCCCACCCTATTAACATAATAACTTCTTCTAACAGGAAAGTGATGTTCTTTAGTGGCATCCACATAATTACCGTCTTTACAATAAATTCTAAATACTTCTTTCTTGCCTGAGTAAGTTTTATTTATAATATTACATTCTTCTGTTGTATCTCCTTTAACTCCAAGTATCTTATCCCCAATTTTAGACTCACCAATCGTAATATACCCATCATTGGTTTTAATAGGTGCATACGAGGGCAAGCACCCAAATCCACCGAGCACAGCCACTAAGGTAATTGGACTCTTTTTACGTTTTTCGTAGATGTCTAAAATTACGTCTGCAATACCCGGATACAACCAATCCTTAGCCTTTAAAAAATAGGGGTCAAATAATAAAGTTTCTATGTCAATTTCTGCAAATTTCTGCGCAGTTTCTTTTGTCCAGTTAAACTTTCCGCTTTTATATTGCTTCTCTAAATAGTCTTTAGTCCACTTCTCTGCATAAGCGGAAAACATAGCATTATTATCTGTAAATCTGTCTACTCCATCAGTCATGTTTTTCTATAATTTGTTTATTGTTAACTTTCCATTCTAACTCATTCAGCTCTAACATACTATCCAGCTGAAATTTAAAATCTTCGGCCATAAATTTGTCTAAAACTTCTATATCCATGTCAATGTGTATTATCAATTATCTTTCCCTCGTCTGGTATGTTCATGGATTTATACCTGTCATCTATCTTTGCCAACGTACCTACGTTGCCTTGTATTAACCCCGTAGCAGCCATTGGCGCAAACACTTCTTTGACCATATCCCTTAGTAAATTCATAATTGTCTGCTCATCTTGTCCTAATTGGTGTAATCTACCCAATAAATATGCCATTATCTGGTCTACAAATTGCTTTACATGGATTGCATCTAGTTTGGTTGAACCTTTTATCCGTGCTGCGGATTCTTTACTATGTATCATGTCAATATTAAGTTCTTTAAGAAATCTAACGTCATCTTTGTCAAATTCTTTATTCTCTGCTCTGGTCATTACATGCTCCATATACCACAACAACAATGACTCCTGAAAGGCTAAATTGGAAGTTACATCGTTCACCTGCACATCTAAGTCCATTGAGTTTGCCAATAGTTTCCCCAACGAAGTGTCTTTTGCTATACTCGAACTTAATCTCAGCCAATTACTTTTTCCTCTTTCATGCTTATCATGTGATAAACATCTGCCAAATCCATGATGTGCTGTCATCTTACCTGCGCTTGCCAAACAACGCTTGCCATCTTGCCTGATTGCCCCACACACTCGCCTGCCATAAGTAACTCCGTCGGATTTTAACACGTAACATTCATCGGGATTAATCTCAACAACGTTATCAACAAATCTTTTTAAAAATGCCTCTGTACCACGTAAAGGTTCTAATTCATTTACCATGAAGCTCCGTCAACTCCTCATCCCAATGACCTATAAGCATAAGCCTTTTAAATTCACTGAAAGAGAGTTTATCCCTCCAATTATGTTCACAATAGTCTCGGTAACACGCTTTTAACACTTCTTCATCTTTTTTCGTAATCTTCTTGAGATTACCTTCTAAACTTCCAGATATCAAACTCATATATTCACCATACGCAATCTAAAACCTCAAAATTTAAATGTCAAGGCTAATTTTAATTATTTATTTGGGGAGGGGGTGTTCGGAATGGGGGTGGGGGAACTTCCCGCCTATCTTCGATAGTCTTAGAGAGGTGTTTTTTAAGAAATTGTTTAATTTAGGAATTTCTGTTTTTAAAAGAAAAAAATCTCTTTT